GCGCTCGTCACCGAAATAAACCGCCTGCTGGGTTGTTGCGTTCCAGTAGATGTACGCCGTAGGCGCATGTTCTTCCCAAGTAAAGTAGGTCATCTGCGTCGAGAGAACGCCCGACGCATTGAAGTAGATGAAGTGCAGACCGGTGGTGTTTGGGATTACGACAGTTTGCGCAGACGTATAGGTATGCTTTACGCCTTTGCACCAGACCACGAAGCTCGCCGAAACTGGGGCGATCGTAAACGTGCGCGTGCCCGTATTGAAAGAAATAGAGGACTGTGACTTGTCCTCATGCCCAATAGGCTCGCCACTAGGGTCTGTAGCAGGCTCCCACGCGGTGCCGTTCCAGACAAGCTTCTCGCCAATGTTAGGAACATCAGAAGAGAAACTCTGCCCCTGCACCTTGGTGACAATGGGAGCGGTTGGGGTTCCGGAAAGGTCTCCGCCAATCTCAACCTTGTCTGCATTGAGATTGGTGAAGTTGGCGTCCAGCTCGTTATTTGTGAGCGGACTACCTTTCCCTGCGCGAGTCGTAATCGTCGACATGCCTTTCCCCTATTAGGAGATCGTTACAGTCCAAGTCACCGCCATGCTGTCGGCTGCGCCTTTGTTCACAACCGCAAACGTAGTGCGGCACAGCATAGTCCCAGCAGATCCCGCATTGAACACACCGGCCTCAGTGATCGGGCCAGTTCCAGTACCCGCGCCGAAGGTGGCGAAGTAGGTAACGACAGAGCCGGTCGCAGTGCCGCTGGTAAGCGCCACACGGCCAAGCTCGTTGCCAAGCGTCGTGTTGCCAACAACGGGGCTGGTCGAGCCTTCGCCGATCGCCATGTGGCTCATGACGGAAGAGGCAGTGCCGACCATACGCGAGGCAATGAAGTCTTTGCCGACAGTGACAACGAGGTTGTTGAACTCTCGCTCGTCCTTCAGGTTGCCGTTCTCATCGAACAGCTTCACCTGCAGCTTGCCGGTTGCCTTAATATCTTCTACAAGTTTCATTTACTGAACCTCAGTTTTAGAAAGTGCGTGAAACGCCCACATAGTCTTCGGCGAAATAGGAGATGTCCGCATAGTCGGTCATCCGCAAAGCGCCGGAGTCTGATGTTGATTTGAAGTCACTTATCCCTTTATTGAAAGAGATATTGCTTGAATCAATGACATACTCAGTGTCAGCAAAGCTTCTCCCGAAGTTTACTGCATAAGAGAAGTCATCTGAGATGCTAAATCCGTCAGCAAGAGACTTACCTATAGTCTGCTGCAGTTCGTCTTCTATGCTGAACCTGTCGTCCGCAAGAGCGGTGTCAGAGAGGAGCTTGCTAAACCCTCTTGAAGAGTTGTCTGAGGTTGATATCGAATCAGACTTACCAGCAAGAAAGTTGAGTGTGCTACTGTCTGAAGCAGAAAGAGAATCCTGCGCTAACTTAGACAGGCTGTAGCGCTGGGTGTCACTGACAGAAAACAAATCAGACTTAGCGAGAGCCGTGCTTCTCTGCATGGCGTCGGCAATCGATTGAGAGTCAGAAAGCCGCTTCCCTACAGCAAACGACTGTATCTGATCGGATACAGACTGCGAGTCGCTGGCTCTCTTGCCAACCGAAAGAACCTGCGCATCGACCAATGTGAACTCATCAGACGGCCTCTTGAAAAACACAAGAGTCTGTCTGTCTGACAAGGCCACGACATCTGCGGGTACTTTCTCGAAGGAGATGAGTACGCTGTCAGCTGTCGCAAGGAAGTCGTTGACCCAGCGATCAGGCGGGGTCGGGTCTGCATAAACGCCAGCAGCCTGAAGGTTGATGTACTTCAGGGTGTTTACGAGATTGACGTAGCTCAGCTGTCCCTTGAGTTCTACGTATTCAACCTGCTTCCCAAGCGCAACCCAATCCGTCTGGGCATGCACATCTTTGTATGCAACATCCGCAGCGGCTTCTGCTATCTGTATGCTTGGCCGGGAACTCGCAACCTCGAAGATTGCGCGAATCATTAGAAGTCGGCTCTGACCTTCAGTTTCAGAAGGTCATAAACGGTCTGAATAGTACCGTTGGTGTAGGTGACCTCGATTTCTGCTTCGTACGTGCCTGCGGTATCAAGCGCACCAGACGACCACTGGAAGGCTACGCGCCCGTTCGCGGCGTCCGTGACAGAGCCAACGATCGTCGCCTTGATCGTAGTAGATCCCACAGCGCGAACCTTCAGCCGCACAGTCGCGCCTGTCAGGTCGATGGGTGCCCACGTAGCCGGGTTCGTCGAGTCCAGCGTCTGGCCGACTGCGGCCTCGTTGCTGTCCTTCAGGTTCATGTACAGGATCGGGAGGGTGTCTCCCTCAACCAGCGGGATAGTAGTGCTGTAAGCCATTAGATTCTCCGCATCTGAACGGACAAGTCAGACCGCACATGTCCTCGAACGGCACGCTGACGGGCGGTATTCACGCCGCGACCGAATTGATCCATAGCCGCAACAGCAAGCTGCGGGTTCGTATACGTCTTGCCCGGTGACATAAACAGTCGGGCCTTGGCACCCTGAGCGATTACTTCCGCATAGTCCTCGAACAACACATCCTCAACAGTTGTGGCTGTTCTGGTCGGCTTGTACGCAACGCGCATCGTCAGGGCGTTCGCGGCATTGTCCTTCGGGATCGGAAACAGCGAGAAGGTACGCTCGTCCTTCTGCAGGATGTAATTAGGCTCAGAGCCTGTCGTGCTGGCACCCTCGAAGGTGCGGTTGTACAGCTCAGACTTGTCGATCTCATCCGGGGCGACGGGCTGAAGCTCCTTGGCCTTGTACCAAGCCTTCATGATCTTGACAACAAGGTTGCCAGTGGGCGGCTCGAAGTCGTAGTCCACAACACCCGCAACAACTGTGAGCGGGTCATGGTCGCGCTGGATGATCAGGGACTTCTCGCAGAACTCGATGAGCGACGATCGCAGGGCGAGATCCACTGAGATCTCCGGGCATCCGGGGACGTCCGGCAGGATGTACGGGTAGAAGCTGGTAAGAGTTGCCATGACTTAACCTCCAGCCTCCACTGTAGCCACTCGCGGGACTGCACCGCCGATGTTGTTCAAGTTTGGCGAGCTTGTGAGCCGCTTCTTGTTGCCGATGCCGACGAGATTGGCAAAGGCCTGATAGTGCATAACAGCACGCTGAGCGTTTCCTGCAAACTCCGAATCCTTGCTCAGGCAGCGGTAGACGATGTAGTCCACCAAAGCACTGATGAAGATGTCTTCCTTCTCAAGCAACGAGGTGGACGACAGATCGTTAGACGTAATCTCAACCGGAGCCTTCGAGTAGACGATGGTCATCTTGTGCCCAGAGGCGGCAGGCGGATAGACGTAGAACGTCTTCGGCTCGCGCTCGTCGTACATGAAGTTCTTGATCGAGGTGGACACCGGCTCTGTGTGCCAGTCAGGAGAATGCGCATCCAGAATCTCGCGCTCGACGATACGCACTGCGCGGCCAATGGCGTTCGCAGAAGTGACGTTTCGGATCGCGTCGATCAGGCGTGTTCCGTCTGACGGAATTGTCTGTCGCGTGCCGGCGACAAGAGTGAGATTCGTCGTTTCAGCGTACAAGTCTGGACGTGCGGCAGCGAGATCTCGCCGGCCATCGTTCAGATAATTCAGGAGTTCGGTGTCAGTCCAGCGGACTTTACCTACGTCCTGAATCAGATCGCGTACACGATCGAAAAGATTATTGGGCGTCAGTGCCATGAAATTCTCCAGACTTCTTTGACTTTCTCTTCCTTACAGGAACCGTCACCGTCTCAGTATGCTCTTGCGGAACACTCGCAACAGGCTGCTCCTCGAACACCTCGAACTCTGGATCACCAGCAAGAACCTTCGAGTACGAGTATACAAACCCTGTTCGCTTGTTTCGCAAAAGCATTCCGCCCTCCTCAAGAAGAGAGGGTGGCCGGGAATCCCCAACCACCCCCTCCATTACCTACTAGGGATTAGCCCTTGTAGAAGAAGCCCTCAACGAGAGCCTCCGGCTTCACCACCTTGTAGCCGTACACGTTCAGGCCACGGACGATGTTGCCGAACGTAGCAGTGCTACGCAGCGACTCCATCTTCGTGATCTGGGACGCGAACGTCACCGCATCGCGAGTGCCCGCGAAGCAGCTGAACGCCTTGACGCTGGTGTCCGCGCCCTCGCCCGTGATCGCGGTCTGCGACGGGAGGAGGTTGCTGACATACAGCGTGAAGCGGTCGATCATGCCAAGGCGACCATTGCGCAGCGGCGAGAGCTGGTCGTTCGTGATCGAGGCATCCTTGAGGTCGGAGGTCTTGATCTTCGAGGCCATCCACGCCGGGATGACAACGAAACGACCATCTTCCGGAGCGTTCTGCTCGTCGAGCGCCTGCCCCATCGCGATCAAGTAGTCGATCACGTTGGTCGAGGTCACCTTACGGGCAGCCTTCGAGCCACCAGTCGACACGCCGAGGTTGAGGTCGGCAGAGATCGCACCAGCAGCCGCGCCACGGTTGGCCGACGCAGCAGCGCCAACCAACGCGCCAAGGACGTCCGTGTCCACGGCAATCTTCATCTGCTGAGCAGCGTCGTTCGTGAAGATGTCCATGAGCTTGAGATCCGACTGCACGTCATCCACGTCATCAACGACGACGGAGAAGTACTTGCCCTTGTCGATCAACAGCTCAAGAACGTCACCCGTCGGAACCTGCGCCGAAAGCGTCTGGCCCTTGAGGTAGTTGTTGATGGTGATCGACGGAACCGTGCGGATCTCGACCTTGTCGCCCTGATCCTTGATCTCACCTTCCCAGTCGTTGTTCGTAATGTCAGACAACACCGTCGTCTGATAGAACTTGACCTGAAGCTTGCCCGACCAAATCTCAGGGATGAACTTGCCAGTGTAGGCATCGGTGCCCGAACCGGCACCGTAGTAGTTACCACTTACTGCGAGAGACATATTGAACTTCCTTTAAGTTGACTCCGCTGGGCAGGGGCTTATCGAAAGCGTCCTTCTGCCTGAGCAGCGAAGATATCTTGCTCAATCCTCCGCGCATCTTCCTGTGAAATCTTTCCACGGCGCAGTTCGTCGTAAAAGCGAGCGACTTCTGCATTCGTGTAAAGCTTCTTTCCCTGCGGTGGCGCGGTCTTGCCAGTTGTCTTAGGCGTGACCTGCTCCGCGAGGTTAGGCTTTTGCGCAGGAGGTTCCTTTTTCTCAAGGCTATCGTTATAGGCATTGAAGAAGTTGGCGACACGCCAAGCGTCTAACTTTGCATAAGCATCGTCGAACAGGGACTGGCGCTGCTGACCGGTGTAGGGATCAAGCTCCCCAAGCCAGTCAAGAAACTCCTTGTCCGTATTCAGCGACTCCCATGTGGGAGAGAGACCTACAAGCTCTTCAAAGAACCGCTTACGCTCCAGCTGGGAGTTTGTCTTGCGAAGCTCCTCGACCGTTGAACGCAGCTCGCTAACATCGTTAGGCACAACCTCTTTGGCTGCACGCTTCACGAAGTCAACAAACTTCTCACCGTACTCCGCGACCTCTTCAGGCTTGACGAGATTGTCAACCTGCTTGGCCGGTTCCGGCTTTGCTTCTGCAGCCTTCTTGAGTTCCGCAATCTCTGCTTTGAGAGACCGGATCTCAGCCGCATAGCGCGGGACTTCAGCTGAGTACTTGTTCGCAAGAACTTTGTACCGCTGTTCCCAGCTCTTATCGTTCGGGTCTGCGTCGGGGAACTTGGGCTTCGGCTGAGTCTCGTCGTTTTCCTTTTTGACTTCGGCAGTTGCCTCGTCAGCAGGAGCGGCTTGATCAGTTGCCGGTTCCACAACGGGCGCTTCTACAGTTTCCTGTGGAGGCGGATCTTTGTTTTCAGGAGCCGGCGTGCCGGTGTTCCCGTAGATCTTGTTGTACATCTCGTCTGCAAGTTGCGCTTGCTTCTCAGCATTCCTATTAACGCGAGCCATTTAACACTCCATGAGCCAACCTTCGCGCAAGAGAGCCTATCGGTGTTCTCTGCCTACGATCTGGTATTCAGGCTGTTACTAACAATCCGGATTCCTCCGGCTCCGGTGCGCTAGGGTTTCCTAGCACACATCTGTACGACATCACGCAATGCTTGGCAGTAGCCCTGCAGCTTGTGGGACTGGAGCGCCACCGTAGCGTCTTCCAGTTCAACAAGCCGCGCATCGCGCAATCCCGTTAGATGCGAAACGAAAAGCTGAAAGTCTGGTTCGGCGGCCAGACGGTTCAGCGCCTCTCTAGTTCTTTGATCCATTAGAAGCTGGGGGTGCCCTTCTTAAACGACTGGCGCTGCCAGCCGAAGCGGTCGTACTGTCTGGGCAGCTCACCAATCATGCCGCCATTGGCTCTGGACTCTTGATCGAGCGGGTTTAACGGGCCAACATTGTCAATCACGTCAGCGCCTTTCCCGACAGATCCGGATACCGCATCTCAAGCGGCAGCGCCTTCAACCATAGCGGTCTTGGCAGTTGACGCGCCGTCATCCTTCTTCTTTCCAAGGATGGCCTGCATCATCTCGCGGTCAGCCTTGCGCTCTTCCTGCGCTTCTTTCTGCTGCTTGTATCCGACGTAGCCGCCAAGAAGACCTGCGGCGAAATTTCCTACTTTGCTCATTGCATCATTCCTTGCGGTGGGAGTTGTTCGGGCTGAGCAGGCTCAGGCTGCTGCTGTGCAGCCATCTCGCTCAACATCTTCTGGGCTTCCATAACCTTCTCAGGGTCAGGGATGATCTTGTCGATGTCCATGTTCAAAGCCTTGGCGGCTTCGCGCAGCAACATCGCCCGACCACTTGGCCCCATTATCTGGATGTCTACCGGGTTGGAGGTAAGCTGCAGGAACTCATTGCGGCGCTGCTGCACAGACTCCTTGAGCAGCGTTCCAACCACGCCGGCAGGAACAATCTGCATGTCACCCTTAATCGAGTTGTCGTCGTCGTAGATCATCAAGTGATCGTACAGGCGATGGATGACATCAGTTGTCGCAGCATCGAGCGATAGGATAGCCTGCTTGATACCCTTCGCGGCATTCTCCATCAGCATCGAAAGGCCAGACGCAGTGCGTCCTGCGCCAGAAGCCTGACCACTTCCGTAGATGTAGTTCGGCACGCCAGTCACTTCGTCAGCGATGCGCTGGAAGTACTGGTAGACCGCAAGCAAAGCATCTGCGTTCATGCTTGGCTGATAGAAGCGAACAGCAGGTTGGCCACCGCCGGTACGATCCGACGTGGTCTGCCAGATCTTCCACGGGTAGATCTTCGTCAGATCCTCGCCGTCAGGCAGGCGATCGACAGACACCTCGACCTGTGGGCCGGAGGCAATGCCCATGTTGTTCGCCAACGCACGAGCGGCAGCGTTACACACGGTCTGAATGTCGGTCATCATCTCAGGCAGGGCCAAGCCCCAAAAAGCGCCGGGGATCGTTTCCCACGAGGCCTTCGAGTACGGGCGGCGATCGAGCGGGTCAGGATTCTTGACGCACTTGATCACGTAGCTGCCGACCATCCACACGTTGACTTCGTACTCGCGGTAGTCCTCAACGTCGGTCATGCCCCATTCCTTGAGCATGTAGCCGGAGACCGAACCCCAGAACTCCACGCTCTCGATCAGCTCAGTGCCGACCAGCGTGTTGTTGCGGCCTTCGAGCAGATTGCGCTCAGTGTCAGACTGCACCAGCTCGCGAAGCCCTGAGCGGCCATACAGACGAAGGACTTCGTCAATGGCCTTCTGGTCGAACGACGGGGTGTTGCGCAAGACCTCGATGTCGGCGCGGGTCATCTGATGGCGGTGAATCAGGTAGCCATCTTGGCAAGTGCTGGCGTTCGGAGAGGGGAAGATGTCGTACGGCGAGACGCGCTCGAAGTCCTCGACGATCGTCTCTTCAACCTTGGGCTGCCAGTTGGAACCCCACTTCATGACCTTCTTCGTGCGGATCATCGGCCCCTTGATGAAGGCAGCCGGGAAAGTCACGAAGTCGTAGATGATCTCGCTGAGCGTGCTGTCGAACTTGGCGTCCTGCATCTTGTCGAGGATGCGGCGCTCCATCTTCATCGAAGCGTCCTTGGCATGCTCCATCAGGCGCTTCTTCACTTCGGCATGGATCTCTTCCATGCGCTTGTCGATCGTCTGAGGGTTCACGCCAATGCCGGCGCTCTGAACCTGATCGGCCTCAAGGGTGACAGCCTCAATGATCTCGTTGCGCAGAACGTCAGGAACTTCCGGCTCAGCAGTGGGCTTGAGGCTCCACGACTTCTCTCCGGTTGAAAGCATGACGTCCTTGATCCAGCTCTCAGCAGCACGGCACTTGATGTCCGTGAGCATCATAAAGATATCTGAGCCGCCGGTATCGCGGATCATTGCGAGCTTGTCAGGATCGTACACGCCACGACGCTGACGCTCAGCGCGGAGCAAACGCTCCGTCACGTCAGACTTCGCAGTCTTGCTTCCTCATAGCAACGACGGACGTAGGCTGAAAGCGACAATACGACCGGCTCTTCAAGGATGACCGAGTCCTCTTGCGCTTTTTGTAACTTGACCGATTTAAGTGCCATGTTTTATACCCAACCGCCTGTGCTTGCTTCTCTGATAGGTTTGCGTCGAACGGGGTTCATTTCGTTTCTCATGTGCAGACAGCCGTATTGCAGGGCGTCATGAACGTGAGAGAACTTGTCCTTAACGGGCCGATCCTTGAACTTCGTCGTACCGGATGCGCGGATGCGCTCGTACCGGTAGCCGCCGTTGAAGCCTTTTCTCAGCATCTTGCAGTCAGGGCCAAGGATAAACCCCGGCCCACTTGATGACATGCGCTGAAGAAAAAAGGCCACGCTTTCGCGACGGGCCAAAAACTCGTTGGTCGGCGCTGGCTCGCAGATCATTCCAAGAGACAGAAGCTCCTGCATGCAGGTCTTCTCGTCAGTCTGCGCCCGAATGTTTCCCGCCGGATCTCCGACTGCCTCGATCCTATGACGAGAGTACTTCTGAAGAATGAACGGCCTGACTACTTCTGAGTAGAACTGCCGAATGCCCATGTCCTCAGAGACCAGCTCATCAAGGATGAGAAGCTGCCCCTTCGGCGACATCTGCAGAAACACACAGGCAGGAGTCAGACCAAAGTCAAACGACAGGATGACCGGCATACCATCGACCGGTGTGAGCGTCTGCTCGCTATAGTGTTCCTTGTCGTTCCACTCCGGATAGACGGGCTTGCCGTCCATCGTCGTGCCGTAGTCCCCAAGAAGGAAGACCTTGATCCAGTCGTCGGTTTTGCCAGCAACCTGATTCAGGTAGTACTGGTAACCAAGGCTATGGTTCTGGATGTTCTCCGCTTTCGGGTTTGGAATGTACTCCATGTAGGTCTCAGACTTTTCGTCCAAGTCCTGCATGAGGCCTCCGGGCTGGCGAAAGAACTTGTAGCCTTTCGGCCTGTCCTCTTCGGCCAGCTTATACCACCAAGAATCATCGTCCGGTGGGTTGGTATCCATGATCACGCCAGTCCACGACGGGCCACCTACGCGCTTGGATGGATACCGGCCAATGCGCTGAGTACACATGTCGAGGACTGACTTGTCCATCTCAGAGGCTTCGTTGATCCACGCGCCAGTGAGTTCGAGCGACCGAAGCTTGTTCACGTCTTCAGGTCTGTCGATAGCGATGAAGAGGACTTCGATCTCAACACCCGTGCCGTCACCGATGTTGTCGATGGCGATCGTCGATGTGATCGGCGTGTCCCACTTCATGACTGCGATGTCCTTCATCCAGTCCATCCACGTTTTGATCGTGGTCGACTTGAGTTCGGGATACGTGTTACGC